TAAAAACAAGCCAAAGTTAAGGCCAGGTTTTATTACTAAAAACCAAGGAACTGAATATGGTTTTTTATTAAACACACAACAAGCCGAGCGTTTAACACTAGGTTATTTATGTAACGAAATTAATTTATTTTGCAAACAACAGGCTTAATACAAGTACAACCTATTTACAACCTACAACAAGGTTTTGATTTTAGGCTACCACAATACAGGCGCAAAGTGTTTTTGGACTTTTACAAATTCCATACAAAATATAGGGGGCATGCTGGCGCGGTATATTATGCAATACCACATATAATTAATGAACTAAAATTAAATAAAGAACAAGCCTACTGGTTATGTTTTATAAATGGTTGCAGCCAAAACATAGTAACTAGTTATATAATATTTAAAAAGTTTAGTAACATACACAAACTTAACTTACATAAATTAAAAGAATGGTTTTACCAAAACTACAAACTATTTGGTTGGGATACCGATAGGCGTTATTTTAAAAACTCCTTTATACAATGCATACAAAATTACTTAACCCTTTTAAATGGTAAAACACAAACAGAGTTCTTTAGCAATACATGTAACACAAACAATGCGCATACAAATTTTAAAAAACTATGGCAAGTGGTTAATAATGAATTTTTATACTTTGGGCGTTTAAGTGCCTTTAGTTATATTGAATACCTAAACATTATGGGTTTAAACGTAGAATGCAATGAATTATTTTTAGATGATTTAAAAGGTAGTAAGAGCCACCGTAACGGTTTATGTAAGGTTTTAGGCAGAGATGACTTAGATTGGACTAAAAGCAACGCTGTAACATACACAGATAACATTATTAACCAATTAAAAACGCAAGGCCAATTACTATTGCAAGAAGCCAAACAATATATTAACCTACCTTTTGTAAATTACTTTACGCTTGAAACCACCTTATGTTGTTACAAAGGTTGGCACAGAGTAAACAGGCGTTACCCTAATGTTTACAACGACATGTTTTACGACCGCATAACACATGCTGAACAAAAATGGCAAACTAAATTTAATATATTTCATGCAGCACGTAAAAAATATTTACCTAAATACTTGCGTTGCGAACATAATCCTAGTAAATTAAAACTTTGTAAAGAAAAACAAAACCATTACCGTTTAACTGGTCAAGTAATAATGATGGAACACGAATACCCATACTATAAAAACAACTTTAGAACAAATACACTATGGCAATAAACATATTAATAACAGGTAATTGTGGCGTTGGTAAAACCTATGTAATAAAAAAACTTATAAATAGTTTACAAGTCCCTTATGCAAACAATGTAGGTTTGTTACGTTATTTACATAATGACCAATACATTGTTACAGGTGCTTACGTAGGTGATATGTTTGACGGCAGTGATAAACTAGCCATGAATGTAATGTCTAGCCTTGATGAGTTTTTACAAAAAAACAATAACCACATAATATTTTACGAGGGTGACCGCTTTACCAATAGTACATTTATAAAAAAAGCAAAACCATTTATAATAAAAATACTAGGCGATGGCAAACAAGGGCGCAAGCAACGCAACAGCCAACAAACACAACGCCATTTAAAAAGCATACAAACAAGAATAAACAATATAAACGCAGACTTAGAATTAAAAAACAGCAATGTTTGTTTAAGTGTTATACTGCATTGTTTAATGCATAGTAGTACACACCAAGAACTACAAATGCAACTAAGCAAGCAACAACAAATACATACTAAACAACAAACCAGCTTATTTTAAATGCACAAAACAATTTATGAATACTATGCCTTAACATTATACGAACTAGAAAATGGGGTAACAATTACAGAGTTACAACAAATGCTAAACGAACACATACAACTAGAACAATACCTAGCTTGTGCAGGAATACACCGCGCAATAGAACATTACAAATTTTATATACTATATCATTTAATAACTTATTACACATTTGAAGACGATTTAAAACAAATAACATGGACACAAAAAGAATACAACAACTAGTAACACAATACACAAACACAGACATAACAACCATAAGCCGTAAACGTGAAAACGTATATGCCAGGGCAATTTACTTTAAACTATGTAAAGAATTAACGCCACTTACATTAAAGCAAATAGGCCAAACACTTAACAAAACACATGCCACCGTAATATATAGCATAAACAATATATTTCCAGCAATAAAACAATATGACAAACAACTTTATACAGTATATAAAGAACTAACCAACAGTGATGACATGCCCATTGAACAACGCTACATTAATTTAAAAGAAAAATACAATAAACTAAAACAACAAAGCCCACCACCACAATACACTAACTTACTTAACATAATTAGCCAAATACCTAACAACGAAATACAAAACGCTGAGCTACGTTTTAACACAATTAAAAACATGCTAGTTAACAAAAACAAACAATAAGGGTTATTTAAAAAATAATTACTAACAATTTTTTTCAATCTTATGGACGGTAGAAAAAACAACGGTGGGCATATTAACAGTGGGCGTAAGTCAAAAGCTGAAGAGGTTAAACTAATTGAACGTTTAACGCCACTTGAACCACAAGCGTTTGCAGCACTTAAAGCTGGCATTGAAAGCGGTGAGTTTAAATTTGTACAATTGTTTTACCACTACTACGCTGGTAAACCACGTGAAACCAAAGACATTACCCTAAACGCAGAACAACCATTATTTAACATTACTGACATATAGTGGACTTTGTTGTAACAACTGCAATAAAAAAACTAGCTAAATTAAAAAGCCGTAAACGCATAGTACAGGGTGGGACTAGTGCCGGCAAAACATTTGGCATAATACCCTTACTTATAGATACAGCTATAAGGCAACCACAAACTGAAATAAGCATAGTAAGCGAGTCAATACCACATTTACGTAGGGGTGCATTAAAAGACTTCTTAAAAATAATGATAATGACTAAACGCTACGGCGATACACAATTCAACAAGTCAATATTAAAATATACATTTACCAATGGTAGCTACATAGAGTTTTTTAGTATTGAAAGTGCTGATAAACTACGTGGGGCAAGGCGTAACATACTATATGTAAACGAAGCCAACAACATACCCTTTGATGCTTACAACCAACTATCAATACGTACAAGCGGAACTATATGGATTGACTTTAACCCCACATCAAGTTTTTGGGCGCATACTGAATTACAAAACAATGCTGATACTGACTTTATTAAATTAACCTACAAAGACAACGAAGCACTAAGCCCTGAAATAATAAAAGACATTGAACAAGCTAAACTAAAAGCGCACACCAGCACTTACTGGAAAAACTGGTGGCAAGTATATGGCCTGGGTGAAATAGGCACACTTGAGGGTGCTTGCATACCTGACTGGCAAGCCATTGATTTACCAGCTGAAGCACGTTTACTTTGCTACGGTATGGACTTTGGCTATAGTGCAGACCCTACATCTTTAATTGCATTATACAAATACAATGATGCTTATATATTTGATGAGGTTATTTACCAAAAGGGTTTACTTAATAGCGATATAAACAACTTACTTAAAAACTACAATGTAGCAGACATTATATATGCAGATAGTGCTGAACCTAAAAGTATTGCTGAACTAAACAGTTACGGTAATACAGTACTACCATGCCAAAAAGGTAAAGACAGCATTGTATATGGCCTTAACTTAATAAACCAAAACAAAATATACGTTACTAATACTAGTGTTAATTTAATAAAGGAACTACAAAACTACATTTGGTTAAAAGACAAAGAGGGCAATACACTAAACAAACCAATAGATGCATTTAACCATTGCATAGATGCTGCCAGGTATGCTTTAACTAGCCAATTACAAAACCCACATAAAGGCAAATACTTTGTATTTTAAAATATAGTTACCCTGTAAAAGTGTTAATGAAATGTTAAAATTTTGTTAAAATCAGCCAAAGTGCTTGTTTTATTAACATTTGTGTTTATATTTGTTGTGTAGTTAATTCTACAATGTTCATTAAAATACAAAGTATTAAACTAAATAATAAATAAACATGTACAATAGGGATAAACAACAAATACACGAGTTAAAGGTAGAAAACGA